CCATCCTGCTAAACTATTCTCAAATCTTTCTGTAAACGGCTCAAAACTAGGATTACCATCCAATATATAATGGTCTGTTACAATAGATGAACGTTTAAGTAATTCAGTTAACCTAGATTGTACAGCTAATTGCGTGTTCAAGACATCTTGTGTGTTATCATTACCTATCCATTGGTCGGTAACTTGTACCTTAGAAATGTTAACTATATCCATTGAAAGCAAAGTAAAACTAAAACGCATAACCCTATCTTCTTTAGTGGCAGTATTCACTATCAAATGTGATAAAGGAAAGATTGTTTGTTTATTTAAATCCACATCGAATATATCACCCATCGTAATAGTGTTAACAAAAGCATCTAGTGCTAATGTATCTTTTATCTTTGTTGTAACTGCGTAGAATCCTGTCATTTGTTTATAATTTCTCTTTCTGTTTTAACCTTTTCGCTTTCGTACATCAACCATTGTAAGCATTGAAGAAGTCTAAGTTTTCCAACTCTTTCAAACTCTTGTACGTTTCCTCCAGCAAGTGCGTATAAGCTGTTGTACCATCCCCATCTTTTATTGAATTGTGCTTGAATTGAATACTCATCTCCTTCACCGTTTGCTCCAAATAAGCTATCGTACCCTTCAATAATTCTCTTTTTAAATTCCAAAAAAAAACCTTTGCTCCAGTAGCAACATCCAATGGCGCATACTTCATAACATCAGCATAAGTAATATTAGATATATAAGGCTCTATCTCAAACTTATCTCCTTTCGTTTTAATGATTGGTCTATACATTACAGCCATTGCTTTATGAAAGGTCTTCCAATCTCCAATGTTGTTATCCAAATCTATATACTCATCTAAAGTAATATCTTCTAAGTTAGGAATGAATCCAAACGTCTTACCACCCATCTCAAACCTATCTTGAAACTTTGGTGCTTTGCTGAATATATCTAAAAATATTGCTTCAATCTCATCTATTGAATGCTTCTTTAATAAACCTACATGGCTTAACTTGATTCCACAAAATATAGATATCATTTTCTTACCTATAAAATCAGCATCTTCATTGCTTTCTTTGATAGACATAAACGACTGATACTTCTCTAAAGATATATCACTTAATTTTGTTGGTATCTGTATTTCTATCTTCATTATATATATAACAATTAGTTCTTATTTTTGTAATAGTCTAAGGCAACATTGTACGCATGGTTTAATAATTGCATATCTCTATGAAGTGTCATAGGGTTGCTAATATTAATCTTAACTTTCACTTGTTTTACATCCCATAGAAACATCTCTACTCGTTCAATCATTTCATTCATGTGTATAAATTCCATCTTTAATATATTGCGTATGTTCCCCTTGTTGGATTATCTAACTGATAACCTACTGCATACCTGATAGCATCTAATGCATGGTTATGTTTATCAATTGGTGTTTTAGATTTCTTCTCTAGCCAACAGTAATTATTCAACTCCTTAATTAAATCAACTGAATCTTCATCTACTATTAAATCGTAATCTTGTAGTATTGTAATGCCATGAGTAACACTTCCTTGACCTTTCACAGCTTCAAGTATATTCAAGCCTTTAGAACGTAATTCATTTATTAATCTCGGCTCGGCACAATCCGCAATGATTAACCTATCTTCTGCATAGTGTTTATTAAGTTGGTATATTTCTGTAGTAGTTAACGCTGTTTGATACATTAATAACTTAAGATATATTTTCTTGTTAACTGAATCTATTGATGTTGCAACCAATGTAGATGGGTCGTTTGAGAATCCAAAATCTTGACCGTACACAACCGTACCTACATCTTGAAATTTACCTATACTCCAATTGGTAAAAATAACTCCTTCAGCTTTATCCAACCAACCACCTAGTATTTGATGTTGATATCTTTCAGGTCTTCGTAGCTTAATAGTTTCAATCTGTTGTAGGAATGATTCAGATAGATTCTCAATGTTATCTAAATACGTTGTATGTATGTACGTTGTATCTGCTTTAGTTATGTTACTTCCCGCAGCAACTCCTTTGCTTTCAAAGAATCTTTGATATATGAAGTGTTCTTTAGTAGCAGGATTAAGAATAAGAATAACTCTATTCTGTTTTGTCTTATGCCTAATAGATAAATCAATTTTATCAAACGTATCTTCATCTGTTAACTCTTCAGCTTCATCTAATACCCAAGTAGTAACTCCAGCCAATGATTTTAAGTTTGCAGTTTGTGTTCCTGAACTTGTTTTGATTCCTTTAAAGATTATTTTACTACCTGAATTGATATTGACGATCTCATCTTTGGTTATAATAAACTCATGTGCTAATTTAAGCAATTCAATCTTTTCTATAAATTCTGGAATGATTGATATAGATGCCGAAACCAATGTATAACGTGTGAATAGAATAACGTGACCTGATTCTCTAGATAACATAACAAGAAAAGAAGTAATAGAAAATGACTTACTACTACCTCTTCCTCCTGTTGCTATAAAATACCTAGAGTCTGAACCTAAAGCATTATACTTATCATTTACTAGTACCAACTTTGAAGTAGTCTTTAATATTGAAATCGTTTACATTCAATGTTGTTTCTACCGTATCTTTTGCTTTACCGAATAGATGCTCTGCTACAAAGATTTGACCTCTTTGTGAATCTAATAAATCTACAATAAAAGCTACTTTATTACTTTCATCCGTATCTTGCTTGTAAAGAACTTTAAGTGCTTTGTTGAACAATGTATTCACTTTCTCTTCTTCTACCTTTGGCTTTCTTCCTGCGTTCTTATTACCGCCATTATTCTTCCTATTATCTTCCATATTCAAAAAAGTATTCATTAATGATTAATTCTCATTATATGCCATCTGTTTAAAAACATCCTTTGTTACTTCATTCAATTCTATTTCTTGAATGCTATAATCAAAAAACACTATATATGAATAACCACTTACTTGCAAATTTGTTTTTAGTTTCTTCCATTCCTTTAGATGGATTCTATCATTTACAACTGCGATGTAGTATTTCATATCTTCTGGCTTATACATTTTGTGTAACACATTTTGTATTAAACAACTTGCTCATAAGTTGAATGTACTTTTTTAAGTGCGTTCATTATATCTCTCCAACAACTAGCACAATTAGAAGGTGCATCTGCTTTCTTGAATACTCTATTGTATATTGCTAACATTTTAGTTTGTTCTCCGTGTTTTAGATCGTCACGTTTAGAAAGAATGTAAGCATCTATATACTGGTATTCGTCTTCTGTTAGACACAAAGGATTATTATACGGAAATAATTTGTTCAATGTTTCTTTTCGCTTGTCGCATCCGCAATCATCTCCAGCAATAAAGTGAACAAGTTTAGATATACCTGTTGCTTGAAATACCTTCTCTACTGTATCACCTAATCCTTGTGATTCTTTTACTCTAGCTTCAGCCATTTGCTCTGGTGTTCTTCTAGTTCTTTTTACTTGCTTTGCCATTGTTCAATTCTGTTAAATATTGAATACTCATCATTAATGCAGTCAAGAAATGATAATCTGCTAAGTTAGGTGTTTCGGACTTTCCTATTTCATCCATCTTCAAAGCAATACCTGCTGCTTGTTCTTCTAAAAATTTGTTTACTGTTTTATTCATAGTTGTTATATTAATTCAAAATCGTTATTCTTAAAATCTTCGTAATCTTCTGATACGTTATCTTTGATTCTTTCTTTACAATACTTCAATGTGTGAAATATAGAAGTCGTTGAAATGTGTGTACGTTCTGCAATATCCCTGATTGAATCTCCTGACTTTGCATATAGCTTGAATAACATCTTATCAAACCATTCCCAGCTATCTATTTCTTTGTCAATCTTACTTAACATTCTTGAATAAGCTACTGATTCTTCTAATTCACAAACGTATTCCACTTCAAAACCGTTTCCAATTCTAACTTTATCTATCTTATTGCGTTCTTTTATTGCTGAAATAAAAATAGATCGTAAAGTAAACCAAATATAAGACTTATTGACTTGACCATTTTTGACAATCTTTTCTTCTGTAGTATATTTAAGTAGTTTTATGTACATCTCTTGAACTATATCTTCACAGTATTCAACTTCTCCCCATCCTTTGACAATGGATACCCATTCTTTATGATGTTTAGCAATATGTTTTAGCCAATCTGCGCTCATAATAGACGTTAATTTTCTGTAAAGATATAAAATAAAATGAATAATACAAAAATAAAAATAAAAATAATTATTCTAGTCCTTTGTAAAGTTTGTTTATTATGTAAATGTATATTAAATTTCTCATAATTCAAATTCTTTTAAGTATAAATCAATCACTCTTTTTGTCTTCTCTAAGTCTTCTCGGAATTGTCCTTTCTTTCTGCATCTTACAATACGTTTCAAAATATCAAATTCATACGCATTTAGTTCGTGTTGTTTAGCGAATAGGTAAAGACTTCCATTCGTGTTATTGTAGTGCTGGTCTTTTGATTCAAGTACAGGAGTAAACATCTCTATTATTTCAGTAAATTTAAAACACCATAAATAACTTTTATCTAAAACAACATCAATATAACTACCATCAATGTTTACAATTTCATACTCTTTATTAAACTGAATATATTTATACGATTCAGCTTCAGGATTCAATCCACCTTTGTATCTTACTTTATCTCCTACTTTCATAACCTTGTATATTTATCAACTATTACTGTAATTATTATCAATCCAATGGCTATTACACCTATTGTTATTTCTCTGCTCATCTTATCTATTTGTTTGTGTTAACACTATGATACATCTTTTAACTTCGCTTTATATTCCAAAAGTAGTGATTTAAGTTCAATCTTCGTGAATTTTCTTGTTAAATATGCTTTTTCACGTAGAATCATAAATTCATCTTTACCTATGTATTTCTCCAAGTTAATGCCATACTCGATTAGATTGCCTGATAATCTTACGTTACACTTGTAACAACAACTAAAAACGTTATTCTCATCAAATCGTACATTATAATGGTTATTAGCATTATAGTAATGTGATGCGTGAACTACTCCGTTTATCTTTTTACCACACGAGAAACAAGGTTTACCCTCATCTCTTTGCCGAATGAACTTATTAAACACCTGTTGCGTCATCTTCAAATAGTCTTGCAACGTTAACAAATCTTCTTTCTGCTTAATCTTCTTTTCTTTATTTATACTGGCTAAATTCTTTAATGCTTCAGCAGTTTTTAAACATACTTCACATCTATTAGTTGATAAAGTTGAATTAAACTTTTTGATAGGCTCAAATGATTCTTTACAATCCTTACAATATTTCATCTTCTTGTTGTTTAATTAGTTGCTTCTTCAGTCTTAAATTTTCTAAATGCAAACTTGAATTAATGTTATACTGTTGTTCAATCGCTTTAGATAATGTTTTAATCGTTTCTAATACACTTTCTAATGCTTTTGCTTCACTTAGTATGTTTTGCTTTTTTTCTTCGCTTAAATGCAATGATTTAGAACGAAACAATAAACGATTAATTGATATGCTTAAATCAATTCTTGCTAGTTGTATTTGTAATTCATTCATAATACGTTTTTTCCTTCGTTTAAAAATTGTGTTCCGTTCTGTAATTTAAACATAACTGGCTCAGCTGCGAATGTAGGCTTACCACCAGTTTCAGTTTCTTTAACTTTCTTGATATGAACTTCTGTAAACATCCAAAAGTTAGTATGCATTGGATATCTATGAATAACAATGAAATCATCTGCACGATTACCCCACTTACCACCACCTTCAGCATCTGCCATATTAGGTGCTTGTGGCATACCTTCATAATCACCTGCTTTGTGCGTTTTTCTTAATGCTTCTGTTGCTGCGTGAATACACATATAAATTGAAGTATTCGTTTTTTTCGCAAACAAT